TAATCTCTTTGAAGCCGCCAAGGTCGACTGACATCGTGTTGTACGTAACCGTCCCAGAGATACTGCGGGAGCCGTCTTCGGCCTTACTGACACGCAGCTCTTTTACATGAAGCGCGCGAAGTTCTTTACTATGCATTGCTAACCTCGGTGGATTGTGAAAGTGCCACGGCGGCCCCGGCATCGCGGAAAATGTTGATGTGGAGAGCCCGGACGGCTTTCTGTAATTCGGTTCCGGTGATTTCCTCCACCTTCGCTGGTGTCCAATCGCCAGCCCGCTTCCCGATACTCTTCAGGTGTTCCCGAATAAGTTTGTCGGTTGCTGGTATCCAGGTGTCAGGTAGGCGGAATTGGGCGCGCGCAGCGTCGACAAATACCCTGGAAAGGCTCCCTAAAGTGGGCGTAAAGATCGCTGAAATGCTGTCGATATTTCGCTGCGTCCGCGCGGTGGTGCGGCCCACAGCGTCTCGGAATAGGGAAATGAAAGCCGGGGTGTACTGAGCAAGGGTGCTGCGCTCATCCTGGTCCGGGGCTTGGGGTTCTGGCACCGGCGGCGATGCCGGTGCTGGCGGATTCGCGCCGGGTAGCAGATTCATGGCGTTGGTCATGTTGACCGGCGCCCAAAACAGGTCGCCTTCTGGCCCTATGGGGTTCTCGCCAAGGTCTTCGAGGATCATGTTGGTTGACATGAAGCCCCACTGCTTTCCTGTGGCGAACCCCGTCATAGTGGTTGCGAAGTCGCCGCGTAAACGCTCACGGACATCGAACTGTACAAAGTACCGCCCCGAGTTCCGGCCGGTGTCCGGCAATAGCTTGCGAACGATCTCTTGTTCAAAGCGGCATAGATACGGGCGGAGAGTGTCGGTTACAAAGCTGAGGGACTGCTGCTCGTGGTTGTTGTTGCTCAGCCTTGTGACATCACCCACCATGCTGGGCGGCACCCTGAATAGACCGCAGATGTCTTCACGCTGAAATTTACGAGTGGCTAGAAACTGGCTATCTTCAGGACTGAGTCCGATTTGCTCATAGTGCCACTTGCCAGGGAGCACCGCCGTACGATTCTGGTTGACCCCGCTATTTGCCGCCGCCCATGATTCTTTGACTGCCGTTTGCTGTTGTTCGTCGAGGTCGCCCTCGCTGCTCAACACACCGGATGGCTTGGAGCCGTTGCCGAAAAAGCGGCAGCCAAACTTCTCAGCCGCGCGTGATAGACCTATGCTTTGCCGGGCTTGCTGAATTGGAGACAGCCCCATTAACCCGTCGAAGGAAAACAACGGGATGTGCAGCACGTCATCGGAGCTAAGTACGCGGGTCGCGCCTAATTGCTCGCCGTCGCTGGTCTGGTACGCAATCGTGCCGTTTGGCAGGCGGACTGGTTTAGTCTTCAGCGGGTGTAGAGGGTACAGAGCCGAAGGCTGTCCGGCGCCATTGCGCACGACTTGCGCGTAGCAATTGCCGGTCAGTGCAAGACAACCGGACATGGTTTCGAAGAATGTAAATGCTGTCATCTCCGGGTTTGGTTCGAAGGCCAGCAGCTCATACAAAGGTGCGTCTGCCGCTTCTTGGCGGCCCTTGGACAGCCGCTCGTACAACTTCAATGGAAGCGAAGCAATAGACTCACTGATAACCCTGATGCAGGCGTAAACGGTCGTCGTCTGAAGGGCCGACACTTCGTTGATCAGCTCGCCGGAATCTGTCGGATTGCCTTGGTTTATCCAGGCCCAAATCGCCGGGCTAGCCAGATTTACCGATGGGTTATCCAGCGGATTACCGTCGCGCGTTTCACCGCGCAGGGATTTGAAATATGAAAGTAGACCCATGATTTACATTGCCGATCAGACTAAATGACGAAGGGTTGAAACCACTTTGCTTTGAGTTTCACAGGAGCGGTAATAGCTCGCGCCAGCGCGTCGATAAGTGCCGCAATGCCGTCAATTTTCTCGATGCACTTGGATTTGTCCGGCTTTATGTTCCCGGCCGGGTCGGTTGCAACCATTACGTTGCTGGCCATCCACCGGAGAACCGGATTCCCACCGTGGGCGAGTTCACCGGATAGAACTAGCTCGAGAAGACGCTTGGTCGGGGCTGATAGCGATGCGAAACCCTGCCCCAGTTCCACCATCTCGAAGCCGTCGCCAGTAAGCTGCGTTACCAGTTGCTGAGCGTTCCACCTATCGAAGACAATCTCGCGGATGTCGTATGTCTTGCCGAGTTCGTTGACGCGCGAGCGAATCGCGTCATAGTCAATGACGTTGCCCTCGGTCAGCGTGAACAAACCCTGGCGTGACCAGACGTCGTATGGAACGCGGTCGTGTTTCACGCGGGCTTCGATATTGTCTTCAGGCAGAAAAAAGTGAGGCAGCACCAACCACTTCTCATCGTCGCCGGTCGGTGGAAACAGGAGCACGAAAGCTGAGATATCGGTCGTTGTTGAGAGGTCCAGGCCGCCGAAGCACGGACGGCCCTTGAGGGCATCGGCGCTAACGGCTGTCGCGCAGGCTTCCCACTTGTCCATGGGCATCCAGGCTGTATGCGATGATGTCCACTTGTTAAGACGCAGACGAAGAAAACTATTTAACTCTGCCGGGCTCGCCTTGGCTTTCGCCGCAGCCGCCCGTAATTCATCCAGCCTTATTGTTGTGCCGAGGTTGGGGTTTGATTTGACCCAATTGGTTTCATCCTCCCAGTCGTCTCCCTCATCAAGCGATGTGATCCATACAAACCACGAGTCATCCTCGAGGATTCCTTTGAGTACCTTAATGGAATAGTCGTGCTGCTGATAGAAAACGCTGTTGCGGTCATACCCGGCGGTGCTGATCGCCAACATCAAGGGTTGACGGCGGGCGCCCGTTGCCGTGTACAGAACGTCCCATAGCAGGCGGTTCCGCCAAGCATGAACTTCGTCAGCAATGATGCCGTTCGGGTTGAGACCATCCAGACTGTCTTCTTCGGATGCGAGCGGCTCGAACTTTGAGTTCGTGGCTAGGCAGTGGAGGTTGTCGCGACCGCGCTTGAGCACCTTGCTGATGCTCGGCGACTTTGCCACCATGCGGGTGGCTTCACCGTGTACAAGGCGGGCCTGTTCCTTCTTGACGGCGACGGAGTATATTTCAGCGCCTGGCTCGCCATCGGCGATGGTGAGATACAAAGCAATTCCGGCGGCCCAAGTTGACTTGCCGTTCTTGCGCGCCAGCTCTATGACGGCTGTACGAAATCGGCGAAACCCGGTGTCGGAGCGGACCCATCCGAAGAGTATCCACGTCATGGCATGCTGCCAGGGCTCTAGCCTGAACTGCCTGCCTGCCCACTCGCCTTTTGAATGGCGGAGGAAGGTGAAGAATTCGATTACTCGCCGGGCCTTGGTGCGGTCGAATCGGAGGCCGCGAAGGTGGCCGTCCGTGAGGTCGTTTAGGTGGCGCTGACACGCAAGGCGGACCAGCTCTCCGGTTACTACTCGCCCAGAAACGACATCCTGAATGTATTGCTCTGCGGGATGCGCTTTATTTGGGCTCACCATAGACAGGCTGTGCTTTTTCCGGCGCGGCGATGTCGTCAGCGCCAATCCCAGCCATGAATGCCTCGAACGAGTCAGCGGGTGGGGTGGTATCTACGTTTAATCGAGAGCGCGACGCGGGGGTCATTCCGAACTCGACCAGAAACTTTCGCATCTGGTCGACGGCGGTGTTAGCAACGCCGACATAGGGATTCTGTATCGGGTAACCGCTCTTGGGACTCTTAATGACAGTGCCGTACTTGGCGATGTTCGCTTCAGCCGCAACCCAGCGCGACCATGCCGCGCAGTAAGCAGCCAGGGCGGCGCGGTCCATGGATGTTAAAAGTCCGACCGCGATCAATTCTTTCGAGATTCTTACCCACTCAGCTTTTGCCAGCTTATCCAGGTGCGACGGGCACCTTGGGATGCCCATGGGCTTCGGCTCATTCTGGTTGAGCTTACGCTTGCCGGGGTTGCCGGTTAGCATCTTCAAACTTGTTGGCACCGGTCTGCGTCCCGCCATATAACTAACTTTCTTCGTCGAGCCGTTCAATTTCGAAGCGAACACTCGATGACCCAAGCTGTAGAAGCTCCGGGCGGTATAACGGTGGCCGGTCAAAACTCGGCTCCCACGTTGCGCAGGATTCATCCTGGGGAACCCGGATCGCCATGCCCCTTGAAAGCGTATCGAGCGTCTTGAGGATCAGCCGAACACCAAGAGGAGCAAGCTGTTCGCGCCAGAGTGAATCGGCTGTTTCATCAGGCCGAACAAATACATGCTGTTGGGCCGCAATGGGGCCGCCGTCGATGTTGTCGGTCAACCAGTACACCGAACCGCCCGTGATCTTCTCGCCGTTGTGAATCACCCAACGGACGGCGTCTCGGCCCCGGTGAAGAGGCAGAAGGGAGGGGTGGTAGCCGATCGCGCCAATTGCGGCGCGCTGTCGTGTTCTCCGGCCTATAAAATCGTGCGAGTGGGCCGCAACGATGATGTCGGTCCCCTGCGGAAGAGACTCAGCGCGAAGTTGCGGTTGCCAAGGAATACCGAGGCGTTCGGCCGTAACTCTGACCCTGTCGAATATCGGGGAACCGTCCGTACCAGCGCGCCTTGCAAATGGAGGAGAGGAGACGCCAAGGACGGTGTGCTTCCTGGCGATGGCCTCGAGTACACTGGCACCGAATTGCTTTTGACCGCAGAGGAAAATGTTCACTTAATCTGCTCGCGCTGCCCGTAGTAGCGAAATCCTTGAATGGCTCGGAAATGCCCACCAAAGCCTGTTCCCGCACCTACCGGCTCCTTGCCGTACTTGACGGCCGAGGCCGTGGTCGACCGGGCCGATTTCACCTTGTTGGAGCCGTGGAGAACGGCGGAGACCTGCACCCACTTCGAATCGCGGCGAAGGGCCGCGCACAGGCCGGGGTGGCTGGTATGAAAAATGGTCGTTAGGGGTTTATTCCATTTGTTCTGACCCTGGCGCCACATCTCACAAATCGCATTCAGGAAACGCATGCCGACCCCAGCGCCCTGCCACTCAGGCATGACCGTAAGGCGTGTTCCGCGGCCCTCAAACTGACCGTGC